GCTCTCGCCTGCTGAGTCTGGGCTATCTCGGACTGGAGGTGTTGCGCTCCTTGTTCGAGCTGCCTGCGATATTCTGCAAGCTCCTGCGTTTTCTGAGTATAATCCGATTGCCGTGAATAACCTTTGATGAGTTCATCTTCAGAGACTTCCACATCCTGTCCATTTACCTTTACAGTATAGACCGTGGATTCTTCGACTTCCTCGTCTTCAGTTTCTTCTTCAGCTTCGGGTGATTCATCATCAGCATCAGGAGATTCTTCTTCTTCAACTTCTTCAGCTTCCTCTTCTGATTCTTCAGATTCCTCTACGTCTTCAGTAGACGGTTGTTCCTCTTCCTCTTTCTTTTCTTCAACAGGTTCTTCTGCTGAATCCAAGAGGCTGAGTAACGCTTCCTGCGCGGTGCCAATGCTTGTTGGGTCTTCCGGCAGTTCTCCTACAATCTGTGGATTCTGTTGGGTGTCCACCATAATAAACTCCTATAAATGATATTCCTCAAGTTTCTTCGCCATCTCTCCAGTCTCTAAGATACTGGTTAGATGAAGGCGTAGCTGCCCAAGGAGTCGTAAGGATAGCCAGAGGTGTTCTCTGGCCTCGGAATCACGGACACTTGTATTAAACCAAGAGTCCTTGATATTCTGTTCGAGCGTTTCAAACGACTCGATAAATAATTCGTTGTTTAGTAAACCTCTTGCGCGAATTAAACGCTGTTCGTCAACCAATAGCTACTCCTCTTCCTTGTTCCGCTTCTAATTGGAGTTCGGCCATTTTAAGTTGTGCATCTACTGCGTCTTTTTTCGCTTCCTGCTGCATCTTCTGTACCTTCACCTGGATATCCGCAGCCTTGATCTCAAGCTCTTTCTGCTTTAGTTGCATCTCGGCTTGCTCAAGCTGTTCCTGCGGGTTAGGTTGGGGTGGTACGGTAGATGGATCAGTCAGGAAATCATCTACATTCTGGAAGCCCATGTTCTTTACAAGAGCGGCTCCCATGTTGTACATATTCTGCTCGTTTACTATCTTTAACCCACCTCTCATGGCATCTCCCGCGAATTGCAGCATCGTTGAGAGGTGCATGAGCTGTTGGTCACGATTCCCGTTCCCTATACCGACGGACACTGTGCAGTCATACTGGTCGCGCCACATATCGGGACGTACGGGAACCCATTTGTTTCTTAACATTACTACTCGTTCATGGTCCTGATTCTTTAACACCAGTTCATAGATGTTCTTCATCAGTTCCTTTACACCGGTTTCAGCAAAGCATCGTGCAATAAGCTCTACCCTGGACTGTGCTGCCGTCATCGTTGCGTTGACAGCGGTAGCTGTAGTGTGGGATGTTAGAGCATTGTCGTTTAAGCCTTGGCTGTACTTGTTGACCCCGCTTCTGGATTCTCTCAGTTGGTCGAGGTAGCCCAACATTTCAAATGAGGACTTCTCCAGTTGTGGGGTCGCCAATGGCATAATTGCATTGGGAGATTTAACTCTTACTACGCCACCCGGACGTTGGGTGAGTAGGTCGTCAAGGTTGGCTTGGCCTTCGAGGACAGCGTACCTGCCGAAGTTCTGGTTGTACATATTGTCCATCAGGTTTCTCATCAGTGTACTCTTGATGAGCTGTATGTCCATGATGAGGTCGGCAATGGAGAGGCCGAAGAACTTGTGCGGTATTTTGACAGGTGTGATGCTGACGAAAGGAATCCTGTCTATGGGTTCGTTGGCAAGAATCTTATCGCCAACAGAACAAATCTTTCTCAGCTCTGCAATACCGTCACCATCATAATCAATCTGTAGGAAGCTCTCATGCAGCCAGTAGTTCCGCAGCGCATCCGAATCACCGGAGTTGTCACCCCAACCTTGTGTGCTTGAGTCATCAAACTGGTAGCGCGCCAGACGTTCTGCATTGTAGGCCATCGTATCATCGCCACCACCTAGATCATCTGGATCGAGGTTTTCGTCTGGATACATCAACCTCAATTCAGAGAGAGTCTTCATCACTCTGTGGCAGGTAAACCGCGCATCTTCAATAGCCTTGGCTTCCCTTGAGATGAGGAATTCATCAGGTGGAACGTTCTCTATCCTAACCTTTCCAACGTAAGTCTCTCTTTTTATTACGAGATCATGCTTGGGGCCATAGTCGTCAGTATAGGGCGTATGCTCCAGTACCTCTATTCCAGGCATGATGATAAGAGCGTTGAACTCCTGCTCGTCAAGGCCGTTATACTCCTCCCTGTTCCAATCCTCGTACTCGTCCCACCAACACTTTACGATACCATTCTTCTGTAGAAGAGCATCAGAGAACCAGGAGTAGAGGATTTCCCAACCCGGATTATCTTTTGTAAAGATGTAATTAACGTAGTCCGTAGCCTGTTCAGCCGCCTCTACATCTTCCGGTCCGACGGGGTTGAATGTAACCATTTCATCACCAGATGCAAACACCCGCATCAATGATGGCTTGATCCACTCAATGGTATCCATTACGGAAGAATCAACGTACTGACTCCTCCCATCCACCTCATTACCAAACGGCAGGCCATAGTAGTATTCCATAGCCTTCTCTCGCTGCTCTGAGAGAGTGCCACCATAACCCAAGGACTCAGTGATCTCACTGTTCACTCTGGCCATTACTTCGCTGTCTGTTGGTTTAGATGATGCCATAATTCTTATATTCTATATCCTGTGTCCATGCCGGGTCTTTGTTTGAGATTGCATATCTTCTCGATAACGCTGCATATCTTGTTGCGCTCATAAGATCATCCTTGAATGGAATGACCTTGCCACCTTTTCTGTGGTACATTCTGAACTCCTCAAACCAGTCTGAGAGGGTAGCGAATACATGGAACTTTCCCTGTTCCATATACTGGAGTATATCCATTAAACCTTCTTCAACTGAGTTGCCGCCTTTTTTCTCACCTAATGCGGGAGGGTTGGTAAAGTGGTCCAGTAACATATTACACCCAAGGCTTCTGTATTGTTCAGCCAGTCCGGGATTCCCCATTGAATCTTTGCGATTCCCATCATGCGGCCACGCTATCGGAATAAACCCCGGCCTATTCCTGATCGCGGAAGCATGAACGGAGGGTGTAGCTTTAGACTGACGGTAACAATCATACACATACAACTCGTCTTCGTCCTTGTCCCACGCTACCCATACAACAGCGGTAGGGTGATCGAAGCCGAAATCAATACCGGCTATTCTGGGCCAATGATCTTCCAATCCTATAGGGTCGATAATTATCTTCTCGTCCTGTACGGGGAAAACCAACCCTGACCCGATTGACGGTCTGCCGTATCGCCTCATTTCCCGCTCATGCGGAGAATAAGAGGAGAGAATCTGCTGCATTACATCCTCATTCAGATGTCCTTTCTGTCCTTTAAGCGACATTACTTTCTCAGATGCGTCATCCCAGGTAGCGTTTACCAGGGATTGGCCATGCTGAAGATTGTTCATAAAGGACGCAACGGTCTCGGTCATCCCTTGCTCTGGAGTAAAGGTCATGTATACCATGCCTTTACGGTCCAGAGTTCGGGTTACGGCTTGAGAGTAAATATCCCTTCCTGGCTCCTCATCCAACCAGATACAATCGACAGACCTTCCCTGCCACTTCTCAACACCCATTTCATAAGCCTTAAAGAATAAAGATGAGTTCCCGCCGGAAACGTGCTTAATCAAAGCAACGCTTTTTGCGTTAGGGACACCCGGTTTACGTTCTGTTTTTATTATATAATTCTTCGGCACAGTGCCGGAACCAAACGCATCCGGGTCATCGGGGGAACCCAATAATTCAAATTGTACAATGTCTCTAGTGGTCTCATTAGAGACCCCACCTGCCCAGGCTACGATGGGCTGATCGTACTTTCGTCCTTCCCACCAGATGGGGTATAATCCCGTTAAATGGTAGGATAACTCCATACTCCCGCAATAGGACTTGCCTATGCGGTTAGCGGCCATGAGGAGCCTCTGGTTGGCTTCTGAGCCTGTCTTGTGGAACTTTGTCTGGTAGGGGTAGGGATCGTAGGAATCAATCCTGTTGAACCTTTCCCGCTGTTTGAGTTCCTTTAGAAGCTCTAACTTTCTAGTGTTTGAGGAGCGCATTCAGCTCTCTCTCTATCTCCTCGTTGCTCATGGCTTCTATTGTGGTCGTTTCGATCCTTTCGACGGGTTTAAGTCCACCCCGGTCAAGGAGGTCACGGATGGCACCAAGTCGTACCGATTCGGATTCAGCCGATTCAGCAAGTTCCGTAAGCCATTGTAAACCCGCAGGAACTTTGTCCTGAAGGAGTTTCTGTGTTGCTTCGCGTATCTCATTACTAAACTGCGCCTTTAGTTGTGAGCCTTTTACTTTCGCAGTCTTCTCCGAATAGCCTGCATGGATAGCAGACTTCGTAGCATTGCCTGTGAGAACATAGTGCTCTATGAATTTATCTTGTAGTATTGTCATTAGTAATTCGGGTTCATTCCGTAAGCCCCTTCTCCTGAAGCTAAACCACCTCTAAAATCTCCGGGTCCACCACCCCACCTATCTGGCCCGGCTATATTACCCATACTCGGGTTGTTCAGGTCTACGGGGCCGCCGTTTAGGCCGCCTACCCATACAATATTAGGGACATGAGGCTTACGATCAGGAGTTAGTACTGGTCGGGTTATCTTGGTTGTCTTTTTTGCTGTCTTTTTTGGTGCCGAGGTTTTCTTTAAGCCTCGGTCGATAGGAACGGTGCTTGCTCTCGTTACAATGTCTGCGACTCTTTGGGCTTCTGCCACCTGTGCTTGCGCTTGCTGTAGGCCACGATCAGGTTGA